AATAAGAAAGAAAGCTCTTTGAGTTATTACGATAGTGTTAAAACAACTGATCAGGAGGTAGTGAGAGTCAATCCATATTTTTTGTTTTATGCTCGTAACTTGAATACCGTATGCGTTACTAAAGAGGTTTTTAAGCGTATTGAATCTCCCACAATAACTTTTACCAATTTTAAAGTTAAAGTTATTGGAAATGTTAGTAGAGAGAGAGTAAAGAATTATTTCTCTGGGTTTAAAGCCCAGGGATTAACTGATTTTCTTTCTGTGTTTACAACAATTTTAAATGCTGCAAACGGGGCCATGAAAACAACTGAAAGAGCCATTAAGAAAATAAATAAAAGATTTTATATTTTACTAGCTAAGCTACTATTAGAGTTTAGTAGCTTTTCTTCTGATTTTGGAGGAAGGAGAATAGATCAATTTATTAATATTATTTTAAGTATGTATGCACTTGTTGATCATTTCTCAGCAGAAGGAGTAGAAAGTGTTATCTTAGCCGGATTATATCCATATTTTCCAGCTAGTGTGCAAAGCTTACTTAAACACTTACAGTTATTTACTAACGTAAAAATATCGGATGATTTTACATTAATTCATCAGTTATTTGAAAAATTAGAAAATTTTTTAATTTTTATATTGGATAAATTTGGAGCTGGTCAGCAATTAAAGGATTTAACTATGAGATGTTTTTCGTATTTGGGATTTGGAGACAAACACCTAATACTAAACAAAATGAATGGCTTAAGAATAGAGGCTGAAAAGGATCAAAAGAAACTTTTGAAATTCTCTTTCTGTGAAGTGGCGTTACAAATAAATAAAAAATATGAAGAATGTTCCACTTTGTCAGATTGGAAAAGAAAGTGTGGTTCTGTTAAAGATGAATGCGATAAATGGGAGAGATTTATGAAAATAGTTCGCTCTAATTTAGATACCTCTAGACAAGAGCCTAATTTATTTGTATTTGAAGGTCCGCCTAATGTGGGAAAATCTATCTTTTTAAATCAGGTAGTTTCCTCATTAGGTTGGAGTTGTTATGGACATTTAGTACCTGATGTTAACGAAGGAAGGGATTTTTATGATAGTTATAATAATGAAGATGTGTTTTTTATGGATGATGTGGGACAAAAAGGAGTGAGTCAATGGAGAACAATGATTAACATGGTTTCTTCAGTAAAGTTACCTTTGGATTGTGCAGAAGCCAAATTAAAAGACACCAAATTTTTTAATAGTCATACTATATTAGCAACAACTAATTCTTTTATGAATATTCAGAGCGTTATGCGCACTGACGGTATAGCCGATATTAGAGCGCTGTGGCGAAGAGGATTCGTTTTTGATTTCTCCGAAGTTAAAAGAGAAGAAGGAATGTTCTCCGGCACTATTAAATTTCGATATTACAATAGTGCTGAGGGTAGATTTATATATGGATTTCCCTCTTACTTTAAATATTCGTTACCCCCTAGTGTAGAATTAACAGGTGATGATTTGTTTCATAACGCTCGTGTGTGGATGGGAGCT